CCTATTTCTGTTCTACCTGCACCCATGCCACCCATTAGTCCCATGACGCCTGATCCTAGCATATTTAATCTTCTTTGTGGATCTTGAACAGCCATCTGTGCTGCTTGTCTTTGTGCATCTAATACAGCTTGGTTTTGTGCTTGTTGCGCTGAACCTAATGTACCAAGACCTGATATCTGTGCTCTACTAAAGTCTTGTGCTGCTCCACCTAAACCTTGTTGTAAATTTGAAATACCCATCTGATTTGATAGATCCTGTTGTCTTCTGTTTGCTGCTTGTTGAAATCCTGTTTGTCTTAAATTAGCTAACTGACTAGCTCTTCCTCTATTACTTAACGCATCAAATTCTGCTTCTGCAATACCATGACGACCACTACCAAACGCTCCACCTGCTACTGCTTTTGCTCCTAAACCTAGTCTAGATTTTTTTGCTTGTGCATCATAGTCTGCCATCGTTGCATCAATAACTTGTTGTTGATATGGTGACATGTAAGATTGAATTGATCCTGCACCTGTACCCGCACCCGTACCTGTTAAACCAGTTGCTGCATCTGCCGCTGCTCCAGCTTTTGTTAAAAATGGTTGATATGATCCTAAACCTTTTGTTGGGTCTACTGCTTGCGCATATGCTGCTGCTTGTAAAGGATCTTGTGATGCTACTTGTGGTGCAAGTGACTTCATACCTGCTTTTGTAATTTCAAACTGTTGTGCTTGTGCTTGTCTCTGTGCAAACTGTTGAGCAGTCTCACCTGGTTGTTGTTGAACTGCATCTGTAACTGTAGGCATTCCAGCTTGTCTTGTAAGATCAGCTGCGTAAGTTTTACCTAATGCTTCTACATATTCTGGTGGCAAGGTTCTTGATTCTGTTACACCACCTGCTTGAAAATTTACTCTACCACCATCAGCCATATATTTTTGTATATGACTATTTCTTTCATATGATACATCTGGTGCTGCTGACATTATGCCACCTGCTTGGTAATCCACTCTGCCACCATCAGCTTCATTTTTTCTCATCATTTCAGCTTTAGCGTTCATCATGTCACTTAATTCTACAATAGCTTTTTCATAAACTTCACTTTGTTGACGGCCACTTAAATCGTAAAAATCTTTACCATACATTGAATCTGCTAATTCTTCTGCTATGTCTTGTATTTTATCCTTATCCATTATGTGACCCTTCTCTCTAAATTTTTCATTGTATCATACATCTTTTGTGCTCCTTTTTCAATGCTACCATTGCCTGCTCCTCTTACAGCATCTGCTGTAAATACAAACTCATTTTTTGACAACATTGCAGGAACGTCATCTGCCTTTTCTTTTATACCGACTGGTACAAAACCACCTTTAGCTCTATAATCTAATTCTGTAACACCACCTTGATTAACTCTAGGTTGACCCATTGGCATACTCATAATACCACCTTTAGCTGCACCTTTTCTGTTTTGTAAATCTAACATTTTTTGATCTAACTCAGCTAAAGTTTCATCGCCTTTAAGTGTTTTATATATATCAGGGTGATCTGTTTGAATAGCGTTTAATATATCACGATAGGATGATCTACCTTGCATAGGGTCTATCTCTCTACCATCTGCAAAACTACCAAATCTTTTAATATATGCGTCTGTACCTTTTCTAAATTTTTCCATAGCTGCATCTTGTTCTTGTGGAGATAGGTTTTGAAAATTTGGATCCATCATAGGTTCTCTTGGTCTTTGTAGATCAGTAAATTTACCACCTGTGCTTATACCTGCACTAAGTGAACCAGGTTCTCCTGGTTCTCCTGGTTGAACTTGTTGTTTGTATAAATCCGTTAAGTCGCCTCCGATAAATCTATTTACATCAGTTACTGGTGGTTGACCTATTGATTTTAAATATGCATTCAATCTACCCATAGAAGTAGAACTTCCTTGTTGTATTGTACCATCTGGTAATCTGTATGTTCTAACATCCATTGTTCCTATAAAAGGACCATCACCATAAGTTTCTGATATAAAATCATCATAACCGCTCATGATATCTTCAGTTCCTGGTGCTCCGGATCCTGGTAAGTTTGTAGCAGCTCCTGCGCCTGGTAATGTTGGTTGTAATTGTGGTCCGGAATATGTTGGTTGGTTAGGATCTGTACCTGCATCATAACTTTTTTTAAACTCTTCAAATGTCATGTTCTCACCATACTTAACATCTTTAGTGTATGGATTTATTTTTCTTGCCTCCTTAACTTTTTCTTGAACTTTATCGAAAGCTTCTCTTGCAGGATCTACAGGTTGTTTTGTAAACTTCATATCATCTGCTGGCCCACCTGGCATTACTGGTAGTATGGGTTGAACATCTCCACCTGGAGGCGTTGGAAATTTACCTATTGGCATTTTATCAGGTTGTGTAGGTGTTTCTGGCATTCTAGATATTGTTATTGGACCCATTGGAATCATTGTTTGAACAGTAGGCAAACCTGCTTTTTTTCTTGCTGCATTTAACATAGACTGGATCCCTGTTGCTTGTGCCCTGTTAGTTGCTATATTTTGTTTTAAAGTATTAGCCATGCTAATACCACCAGTTTGATATCCTATACGACCACCGTCTCGAACATTGTATCTGGCGACAAATGCATCTTTACCGGCATCATCTAATTGCATATACTCAGGATCGTTTGCAAAATAATTATCCATATACGTTCTCATTTTTCTACCAACGTTTTCTTTTCTTCTTGCCATATATTGTTCGTAAGTTTCACCTTCATCTTGTGGTGGTTCATCTGCTAAAAATCTTTCATAAAGATATGATCCTGCAGCACTAATTCCACCAACCAATAATTTTTCTTGTACTATTTGATCTAGTTTTCCAAAACCTGGAACTTTATCACTTAAAAAATCTGTTCCTTTTTGTATTAAACTTCTGTCACCTGTTGGAGGTGTTGGACTTGTACCAGGTGGTTTTACATCGCCAGGTTGTTTTCCACCTCTAAAAAAGTTACCTGCTCTATCTCTTGTTCCTTGGTTAAAAAAATCACCTATACCACTAGCACCAGGATCTCTTAATCCTGCTTTCTCCATGCCAGCTCCAAATAATTTACCTCCACCATAAGTTAATAAACCTTGTTTCATGGCATCAGTTAAGTTTCCTCTTTGATCAAGTCTACCAAGACCTCTCATGATACCTGCAGCTGCAGGTCCATAACCAGGAATCATTGCAACAAATGGTGCAGCCTTGACTGCGATATCTGCTAATTCATTTGGTATAATTTTTCTAGTTCTATCAACTACTTTGTCTTTAAATTTTTGAAAGCTACTACCAATACCAAATTTTTCTCTAGGTGCTACATTCATAATACCACCTTGTGCACGTAGTTGTCTTCGCATTTGAGCTCTTGTTATCATATATATTAAAATTGTGTTTATATTAAAAAGGCAGGATTTTCACCTGAATTCTTCAATCTACTAGCTTTTTACTAATAAATCAAGATTATGTTACAACGTTTCTAGGCGTCACTTCCATAGCTGAAAGTATCACATGAAGCCTATTTGCGTTTGCTGCTGATACTTTTATAACTTCTCCAGACTCAGCTATTAAAGGGTTATTTAAAATATCTACGGGTCCAGCAGCTGCGTCTGCAGGTATATCTCTTTGATTTACTATGCTAAATACAGCATCATTTGTATCAGTTAAAGTTACCGTAAGCGAAGAACCACTGCCACTATCATCGCTTACTAATATTGATTTTATAATAGCTGTTGTAGCAGAAGGCACCGTATACAAAGTAATTGCTCCATCTGTTGTTATATCGACTTTTTTATTTACAAAAACAGACATTATGATCCTAAAAAGAAAACAACTGCATCGTTGTCCTCTGTTTTCTCCTCTTGAAAAGTTGTATTTAATTTTTCTATTAAACCATTTAAATCTCTTACTAAAGATAAAAATGTTATTTGATCGTATTCTTTTGGTGGCTGTGTTAATGATTGTACTATTTTTGCCATTATCTTCTCCCATCTGGTTGATAATCAATTCTAAAAGTTCCTATTCTCCAGAATTGATCTGCAGCTGTGTTATCTATTTTTAAAGAAATAGATCTTGCACGTGCACGTGTATCTACTTTTTGTGTGCTTGAATTTACTGTAAAAGGACCAAGCGATGAACTAACTTGTGCATCATTTGGAAAGTCTCTTAAATTTAATGTAACTCTAGCATCTCCTGTTTGTGCTATAAAATCTGGTATAACTCTTCTAATTTTCATCATGTATTCACCATCACCAGGTATACCTTGTTCACCAATATCAAAATCTCCAGATTCAATGTTTGATGTTATTGCTGTTATAGCACCACCTTTAATTTGATTTAATCCTGTTTCGTGTTCATAGTAAGTTGATACACCATCAGTGTTACCATAAACATAGTTAGTGTCGGTTATGGGAGTTGTACCACTTGTACTATATTCAGTAGCATGAGGTTTACCAAATACAGATGAATCTTGCCAAGCAGATCTAGCTAACGTACCGCTAGTCCATACAGGCCTTTGAGTAGTTGAATCTAAGTAATTATAAGCAACCATTTTATTTACTGTTCCAGAACTAGAACTTGGATAAAACCACATTACTTCACCAAATAAATTATTTAAACCTGCATTAATATGTTGTTTAGGTATTGTATTAATGTCATCAAACACATGGTCTTCAACTAAACATGGTAAAGATTCTAACCTACCTGAATATCTAAAGAAACCATTTTCTGACATCCAATATGCAGTACCGTCAACTTCAACAGCTGCATTTTGACCAAGCAATCCACAGTTAGTACCAACTTGTTGAAATGAAAAAGTAAAAGGCGGACCAACAAATCTCATAGTAAATAATGCAGTATCAGTCCAAACATAAATGGCATCTCTACCTCTAATTGCTCCAACAATTTTAGATCCATCAGCAAGCCTTTGAGTACCGGCAGTGTTTGTTGCACTAGGTGTGTAGGTATTAATATCTTCTTGAGAAGAAAATCTTATAAACATAGGATCTTGTGTTGATTTTGTTCCAATAGTTGTTTCTGTTCCAAAAAATACTAAGTGTCTATCTGGTGTAGATACTAAACTAAATGCAGAAGCAGTTGGTGCACCCGATATAATAGTTGCTCTAGTTGCATTAGCAGTAATTGGATTTGAATCCCATTCAAAACTTTCACCGCCATTAATTGTTGCAATTAATTTATTACCAAAGTTATCTAGTGACCAAAGTCCTGGTGCTGTAATAATATCGCCAGATGCTGCAGAGTTCCAAGAAAAAAAACTTGATGCATCAGTTACTGTTGCACCTGATGAGTGAGACGCCGCAGTTGTACCATTAGCACCTCTTGTTAAACCTGATAAAGTACCACCACTATTTCCTGTATAAGTTATTAATTCTGAACCTATAACAACTGTTCCTGTTGATGGAAAAGAAGACGAACTAGCCATTGTAAATG